GTGGGTCCTCCGGGACTCGGATAGGCGGCTATATGCTCACCTATCCAACCTGGGGTTGGGGGCTTGGGAAGCCCCCCTCCCGTCAACACTCTCCCACTTATTATTATAAGAAAAAGAGGGAAGCCGAGGGACACCTTGGTGGATCGATCAGACCTTCGAGGAGACGAAGGAGGCGTATGACCAGCCGTTCTGATCTGCAGAATTACGGAAGTAGTAAGGGGTTAAAGGACCTTGCTACAGGACTCGATGCTTGCATCGAGATTGTAACAAAAGGTAAAGATAACGACTCTTCGTTTCGACTAAGGCGATGGGCGATGGCCCTTATCCGCTATGTCGTTACAGTCCATCCTGGTAAGGTGGACGAGCAGCTAAGGCTCACGAAGAAGTACTTTGCGCGCTGTAGAGAGATTTCGATCAACTCGAAGCAAGGCTGGGGAGAATTTCCCCCCGTGCCGGTAGTTTCGGGTTGGCGTAAATCCGTCTCACGCCGAGAATTCCTCCATCAGATCTCGCGCGTGTCTCGAACCTTGAGAACAGCTTCGGATGAAATTGTCCAGGAGTCCCTCCTGGGCCACAGGGAAATATCCCAAACGGCCTGGGAGACGCCGGATCCTTTTCGACAGCGTTGGAGAGCTTTCTTACGGAGGCGTTTCGGAGGAGACGCCTCTGGAAAGTTCTCGCCGCTGAGCGACGCCGCTTCTTTCTCCTTTAAGAAGCATGAAGGCGGAGCCGCAGAGGAGGTGAAGGAAATCACCGACAATTTCAGAGCAAAGGAGTTATCATTACCAGATATAATGGAGTTGGCAAGGCGCATGCCTAGCTTTATTTCTGACTTGGTGACGAAAGTCGTCAGGCCAGTCAATGTAGAGCCGGTGATGCGATCTGCGAAAAGAGCCCGGAGAGACGGTTGGTTACCTCTCTTCCGGTTGGACAGTGTGCTCTTTCCGTATGATAAGGAGTTGGGTCTTAGTCTAGAGGACTGGGAGGTCACGAGGGAATGGCTATTCTCTGTGACGGCTTCCTGGTTCGCTGTGAACTGGGACCAACTTCCTACTTGCCGACAGGTCGCGGTTCGTGAGAGAGGGTTTAAGGTTCGTATAGCCACGCCCATAGAGGCGTGCGAACGTTATCTCCTCTCAATGATCAACAGAGTTCTGTTGAACAAACTTGAGGAATTGCCTCAGTGCGTGTCTGCGCTGCACGGTTGCCCAGCCGAGCAGCTTGACTGGTCACTGGGTCGCCGGGGAAACCTAGTTTTCTCGGCTGACCTCAAGTCTGCAACAGACCTGTTTCCGCAAGACCTGATGATGGATGCCGCCGACATATTGTCTGAACACTGGCCTCAAGAGCTGAGGAAGTTGTTCAAAAGATCGGTTGGTTCGTACCGCATGC